TTTGAATCCCAAACTTCTTCACCCTCTTCTGGATATTTCATTTCCACATTATTATGTGTTTTCCTATATGTCATGGTTTTTCCTACAGCATCGTCTACTTCATCTTTTACAAATTCTTTTGTTTCATCTGCTGCACCCTCTACAACACCACTTGCTATTGAAGCACCAGCTCTTGCAGCCCCTGCTGCTATTGCACCCAATACCTTGTTTATATCTTCATTATGTTTCATTGATTGATTGATATGTGTGATTGTAGTTGTGTTTTGATTTGTTTGTTTTTCTCCATCATCTTGATTATATGCATCTTGTGGATGTGCTCTTACTCCACCACCAGTTCCACTCATTGCTGTAGAACTACCCTCTTTCTTTAATCCACCTTCTAATGGTGTTACCTCTGTTTTAATTCCATCTTTAATTTCACCTACTTTTGTATCAATCTTTACTGGCTTTGCTATTTGTGTACTTTGTGATACTGTATTAGTCACTGTTGCTGGTGTTGTTCCATCAGCATTAGACCAATCTTCACCACCCTTATTTACATAACATCCAAATTTATCACATTTGATAACTTCCCTTCCATCTCCCCTAGGCTCTGATGGAACTGTTGCTTTTGCTAATGGATTATAATCCGTAATAATTGCCAATGGTACTGCTGGATCTTTACATACTGCCACCTCATAATGTTCCAAATCGGTCAATGCATATGCAATATCACCATCTTTCATCAGTTTTGGTGTCCTATCTGCCTTTGTTGCACCACCAAATGATAATCCTCTATATTCACCTGTTCTTATCTTATCCCAAATATCTGTATCTAATTCATAATTTTTGTGAATTTTTCCAGTAATCTTAATTGCTGGATATGTTACACCCTCTGATTCTACACTTGACTTTGCAAAATTAATTCCCTTTCCAATAACTCTGTTTGAATGTGTATCTGTGATTGGTGCACCTCTGTCCATCCAAATTGGCAAAACTTTGTATAATTCATCTACCATTGTAATTTCACCCTGTTTATCTTTCATCTCCACTGTAAGATAACCTTCAAAAAATCTATTTTCATTTGTACTATCGAGAATTGTCATTGACTTTGTAATTAATTTTCCAACTTTGTCCATGATACTTTATATATCTGCGTATATTTAAAGTTTTAAAAAAAAGAGGGTGTTTAGGTGGTAATAATACCTTTCCTAATCTTTCTTTGCTTTTGTTATAGCGAAATCGGCTGCAAAACCAGTTGTTAAGCCTATCAAGACTAGACCAACCTCTCCAATTCCCTCAGTAGCTATAGTTTGACCTATTGCTATTGCTGCGAATGTGGAGATGATTAAAGCACCTGCGAATTTCCTTGCAGAGAAAGATTCCTCTGTTCTGTGTAGGTATCCTCGTAGACAGTTTAACCCTGCACCAATTACTGCTGCTACAACAGTTATTAATACTGGATCTACCATGGAATATCACGATTCTGCCAATATATAAAGTTACTCCTTTTCTGAAAGTACCTTACGAACAAGATCTTGCAAGTCACTGTTAGCTTCATCATGAAGTCTGTTTGTTTGTCTGTCTAAAGCAGTACATAAAATAACGAGGGCTTTTTGAAGATCAGTAACCTTATTACAAAGGTCTTTTTGTGTATTTGACATCTTCCTAAAGAACCCAATAAGTACACCACCACAGCCCAAAGCAATGGCTACTAGTATTTCCTCGAATATCGATTCAATCATAATATTTGATATGTTTTCAGTTATTTAAAGAATTGTATTTATATGCCTGTTATATCTGATAGTGGCTTCAAATTACCATCTTGTATCAACTGCAAAATAAGCGTAGGTTCTTCAGAAAACATGTTTTCAATCTTTTTTGAGAATCCCTCACAGTCAAATTTACCACAAGTATAGCATATGAACACTATTCCAGCATCTGCATAGTAACCATACATTGTTTCCCCACACTCACATGGTAGTTTTCCTTCATCACTCATAATCATACACCAAAACCTTTATTAATAAAGATACCTCAGAACAGACATGGGAATAAGTGTACATGTGTATAAATCAATAGATGAATATGTTTTACGAAATAAGGATCATGTATCACCAAAACTTGAAGTTAATGAAACATCTTTACCTTTACAAGACATTTGGATAAAAGATGACGATAAAATAATGCTTGTACTAGATAGTAAGAAGTTTTTTGTAAGACCAGATGTATCAAGATCAATAACATGTTACCAAAAAGATAACATAGAAGAATATCTTACTGGTGATGAGAAACTGGTAAAATATGATGATGTATCTTTTGAACCAAAGGGTGAAAAAATAATGTTTTTCAAGAAAACACTAAGAAGACCACAAATATTCTTCAAAGTAGGTAGATTTTGGGGTGATTTACCAAAAAAGAGAACCAACATAGATTGGTCTCATAAATTCTTTAATCTTAAAGCAAATAGAGTTGATTTAATTCTTTTAACGCCTGTTTCCTAAGTTTTGAGTAAAAATCTGTCTCCAGTCCTTACCATTTTTCTTTTTCATTCTAGTCCAAAACGGATTTGAGTAAAGACCACCCTTCTTGTTGTATTCTTTTGTAACATTTGCTATTTTTCTATGACATGGATGGCAAAATCTTGCGTTTATTTCCTCAATATGAAATTTGTGATCTCCACAAAAGTAACATAGACCATAAAATTTGTCACTGATCTTAGCCAACAGTGGTTCTCTTCCTCTTTTACCAGCACATTCGCCACAAATAGTAACTATTGTTGCTGCTGCTGTATCTTTTTTAAAGCAGTTAATACATAAGGCTTCCTTGTAGTGATCTACATGAGTATATTCGTCCTTTTGATGCTTTTCCCAAAGCTTCTTACCAATATCCTCTCCACCTGTATCAACATTTAATTTAGTTGCCAATTTTAATTTTGTGCTAATTGTATTCTTTTTAGTGTGTCTTGTAGGAATATGTAGATGTTATTACAAGCATATGCACTTACACCCTGCTTTCTTGACTGTTTTTTGATTTCTTCTATTGTTTCATCTATTACAGCAAAGTCTGCACTATATACGTTTGTTATTGGTTTTGGTGCTACTTTTGGTTTTACCTCTTCCTTAACTTGCACTTTTACAGTGGTTTTTTCTTTTGGTTTTTCTACTTTCTTTTCTGTTTTTCTTCCAAATGTCATGTTTTAATCACCAAATACCACTATATAAACTTATTTACTAAAAGTCTTCCTCTTCCCATCTTTTTGTGTCTGCTAATTCTTGTTTTACTAGATCCCTTGCCTCTCTGACAGTCATTAATGCTTTTGTTCTTAATTCTTCAACTGTTTTCTTCTTTGTCCAATCAAAATCAATAGAATCTTGTAATGTCTTTTTCACAACTTCAAAGTTTGTTGGTGTTATTCCTTCTGGAAATTTCTTTGGTTCTAAAAGTGCGTGCAAGTCTGCCTTCTTTGATTGTGAAGTACCAGTTCCACTTGATGGACTTCCCTGACCTATTCCACCCTTGTCAGATGGTCTCTGTTTTTTTGGTTTGCCGTCAACCTCTTGCTGATCTTCCTTTGGTGCTGCTGTACCTCTACCTCTTCCCTTTGAACCAGAGGTGTTTGGTTTCTTTTCATCTTCAGATTTGTCTTCCAACATCATCATTGTTGGATTAATAATTGGGTTCTTTGATACCTTGAATTCTCCAGTATGTGTTCTTGTTACTTCGAATCCCATTGCCTGCATTGCAGCCATATTCTGTATCTCCACACCTTGTATCTGCAAGTCTCTTAGTTTGTCATTTTCTTCTCCACCTTTTAATCTTAATTCCCAATCATCAACATCAAGAAGTTTTGCAAACTTTCTCAAGAATGATTGATATAATACGTCTTGACCCCATTTGATTGCCCTGTTTGTAATTGTAACTTGTAATCCTTCTTGTGACCATCCACTTGGTAGTTCACCAAAGTATAATGGTAAAACCCCAAATACTGCTCCGATTATCATTCTGCACTCTCTTCTGATCTCCGTAAACTCTAATTCCTTCAAACTTCCAGTGAAATCAATCCACTGAGCCATATTCTTGCCCCCTTTGTCTGATTCAACCAATAATGGGTGTATCATGTATGGGTCTTCTGTTGCTTTTTGTTCTAGAACGTCCCAAGATTTTCTAAACGTCTCATAGTTACGAGATGCAATAACTAACATTCCTCTTGGTGGTCTCATCTTATCAAAGTATTTTCTGATATACTCATCCATATGTGATAATGACATAGCCTTAGACCAAATGGAATAAATTGGACTGTATCCATAAAGTAATGATGGTTTGTATTTGCCTGCCTTCCATATAACTTCCCCTTCACCATAGACTACACGTTTTGGCTGTGGTATTCCTATTGAATACACAGAGTTAACTTCAATTACTGCCTTTAATGCTTCTGCACCACATCTGCCACATAATGGTTCTGTCAATCTTTTATCACGATGTTCGAACCTTGGACACACAAATATCTTGTTTCTTTTGTCATCATATCCAATTCTACCATCAGAATCTGCGATTAACGCAACTTGTGGTGGATCGATCCTTAATAGTTCTTTTATTTCTGATTGGTTATGATCGATCTTACCAGTTCTGTCATCAATTTTATAATTTTTTAATACTAAACAATATGCGTTATCTGCAATCTCCAAGTCCCTTTCCAACTGTCTTGCCAGATCTTCAAGTGTCTGTTCGTTTCCATTTACTGGATTATGTAACATATCTTCAAGTTTCTTTCTGTTTTCTGGAATTGGTCTTAACATTTTATCACTTCCACATGTGTCACATTCCATTTCATCAGATGGATTTAATTCATGTACAGTTGCTTTCTTTGCCTGATTTCTTGGTAGTTGACCTGTTTCATTATCTTGATTTTGTTCAAATGGCTGTTCGTCCCTATGGTCTCCTTTTATTGGTTTGTATTGAAATTCCTTTCCACAGTTTTCACATTTAAATTTCCATTTCTCTACAACTTCAAATCCATTCTTGAACATCTCACGATTTAATGTTTCAATAGGTATTCTTAATGCATCTATATTGTCTGCCAACTCATAGATCATTATGAGTGGGAAAGGGAAAATTGGTAGTTTAGCACCTGTATCGGTACTCATGTATGGGGTTGCTACACTTGGTCTTGTAGTAGTCTCAGTGTATGATTTATTTAAATTTCTTACATTTCGAGCAAAATTGCTCATAGTGTCTCTAAAACCCATATATTCACTTCTATAAGGTAGTCTATAAACTTTGTCTAGTATTTGTAACTAGTTTGTTTAGTTTTTGTCACCATGCTTTGAGCAGTCGATTTCTCTAGTACCCTTGCATTTACATCCACCTTTGACGGATTTACCGTGTTCGTGTGCTATATTTCCGTTTGCATGTGTATGTTTAGTGCCATCATCATGTGTATGTTCGTTTTTATCAGCCATATAATATACTATATAACTTAGTATAATAAGATTACTATTGTAGTAGTGTGAGCATGCACATACGTTAACCTCCCAAACGTAGAGACTGGTGTTGCGAACCAGCTACACTTATAAACGGCAATGTTTATTAGTTAACAAATAACATAATACTTATGATAGAACTAGAACCTGAAGACTATAATTGTATATTGCACTGGTTCGAACGTGCTTTTGGTAGGTCTAAACTTGAGGACATTAATTTGGAAAACAAGAGAACATTTTGGAAACTAACGTTTCTAGCAGAGGACAAATTAAAAGAACTTAAAGAAGAACATCCAACCACTGATTAACTGTTAATTCACGAGCCCGAAGGGCGAGAATTTGAATTGAGGTTAGTTCTAGTAAGGCTTATATATGAGTGGTTGGTAATAGTGGTATGGATAAAAACAACTCTGTAGAGGTGGAGGTTAGTTCGACAATCAAGGAATTCAGCGACAAACTTGGGGTTTGCATGAAGGACTTGACGAGGATTCAAAACGAATTGTGGAACTTGAAAATAAGCATGGATAAGAGTAAGAAATGAAGTATACATGCAAAGTATGTGGCTGGATAAAGGAAAACAAACCAAGTCATTCCACAACTGACACGGACTATAAAGACATATTCAAACATGAGAGGTCTCACAAATAATGGATTGGAGATTTATATGTGCTGGAATATTCTGCGTTGCAACTGGGTTCTTATTGCCAGTCGGCTTAATATTTATATTTCTTGGGGTTTACTCTGACGTTTCTTCAAAATATTTTAATGATGAAAAGAAAGAGAAGACTTATAAGATTGACGAGTACTCTGGTGAATTAGTTGAAAAAGGAATTTGATGGTATAACAAACTGCATGTATTGTGGTGAAGATGGGTTTGAAGACTATATAAAAGTACTTGAACATATACACAGTATTCACTGGGAACAAGACGAACATGACAATCTTTTACCAATAACAGGTGGGCATATTTACGATGATAGGGAATAAACAGATAGAGAAACTCATTTGCATAGCATGCAATGATATAATGAAGGAACATTCAAAAAGGCAGTTAATGAGATGTCTTTTCAGAGTTCAGGGAAGTATGCTGTCAGAAAGTCTTAACAAGACAGGTGACGAATATAAGGAAACTGCACTTGGGAAATTGGAGGATAAGAAATGATAATGTGCAAGGGTAGTTGTGATGATTATAAGAAAGAGTGGAAAAAACCATATAAAGTACCAAAGCCATTCCTAACACATTCATATTGCAGAAGATGTGTATTATGGATAAAAAAAGGAGACAGTGGGATGTTGTGGAAAAATCTAAGATGTCCATGCTGCCATGGAAGAGTTGCCAATAAACCAAGACTTAACAAGCTAAAACGCAAGTATATATTTGGAAGGGTAGTATGAATTATTGCAAAGACTGTAAAACAAGATTTATGTCACAAAGTGGACGATGTCCTTTGTGTAAGAAAGAGGGGGTAAAATATGATGACAGCGTATGAAGATGTTATGAGATTAGTAAAGTGGAGACATTTGAAAGTGCCTGTTAAAAAGAACCCATTCCCAGAGGATGAAAAATGGTAATGTATAGCGATAACAACACATGGAAACAGCATTATGATGACTGGAAACACATAGTTAACAATTCAGAGATTAATGAAGGTGTTACAGAATTACAGTATGGATATAGAATTAAAACTATTATGAATCTTATTAGAGATTATGAGAGTTCTAATCCTTCCCCCTGAAACTTTCAAACACACGCCTTAATACATACTTTCTTACTAGTGCTATGCTCATATATATTACAGATATAGACAGTACCCCCATAATATCTTGGCTTGCTATCTGATCCACGAATAACGGTAGTACAAAGAAGTTAACTGGTAGGAACAGTAAGAACCCTATTATGATGTCTACCAGAGTCTCTAGTAGCGATTTTTTCCTAGAATCTGTATCAATTTTTTCCCCTTTTGTATATGTAATTTTTTTCATTTTTGCAATATTCTCCATGAGCACCTAGAACGTACTTTCTAGTTTCTCAACACTGTGGAATTGTTTTGGTTGATATATAAGTGTTGCTAGAGGTTGAGGTTCTAGTTAATGTTATATAGTATGTTGTCATTATCTAATTATGGAATTCGAGCAATACATGACACAAGCCATGGAAACACTCTATGGTCAACCACTAGACAGCAAGCAAGATGTAGAAGCAAGTATAATACATTGTCCAATACCAGAAGAAAACGCAAGCAGTTGGGATCGTGACTTTTACATGGCAACATTGGATCTAATAGGTAAGATTGTCGATGGTACAAGAAGTGATGCAACATACAGTTCCGTCACTTCATACGGTTTCAGATTAGATCGTGTGATTGAATTCATGAAAGATAATGGATTCACGCTACATGGAATATCACAATTCTGTAGAACCGACAAAGCACCAAAAATATCTATAGAGTTCTGTCTTGACGAAAAATAATTAGGACAACCTAATTATCATTTTTCTTTATTTTTTGTTTGATGTTAGAACCTTTATTAACCCCTGTTAGTTCTAGCAACGCTTAAGTATCATTATAACAGACCCATGATTAAGGGTATATTAAGGTTTTAATTATCTAGTTCTAGGTAGTCTTATATATGATGTCTCACTTACTTATTTCATGGGACAAATCCAATACAAAGTATCAAATGGTAGAGGTTCAGCAATGGTTAACGGTTTTCATGAGAATGAATATGACCGTGAACCAGCCACCGAAATGGCTTTAAAAACACTTGATGTATTCTATACATCGCCAGTCGATTGGCTAAGTGATGTAGTTAGTAAAAGATTCATCAAGGAAATTAGAGCCTATAATTATCCCACTGCAAACTGGGCTGGTAAAGCAGACTCAAGAAACAGAGTTTTGAAAATAAACTTTGCAGTCATTGCTGACTTTAAAAGTTTAGTTTCAGTAGTCCAACACGAAAAAGCTCACATCTGGTATAGGTATAACCAAGATAGTGCAATTGTAAAAGAGTTCAACAAAGAAGTATTGAAAGACAAATACTGGATTAACTTTTACAGCAAACAAAAGTTAAAGAAGTGGTCTAATGAATTATTCTGCAATGAAATTCATTCAATACTCACTGAACACAAATACGCACCTATCACATCATATACAAACCCAAACACCAGAGATGATAAAGCCAGTGCAACATTGATACGATATATGAAAGCATACGATAAATTACACGCTGGTGCAGTTGGTGCGTCTGGTGCATGGGAGATTTATCACTTCAAGTAATAAAACCAATTCTTTTTTTTCATATCTCTTTAGAACCTTTATTAACCCTTGATTGTGGACTTGGTGAAATTTCGTCGTGGTCTAGATTTAAAGCCTTATATACCCTTGTTTGGTTCTAGGTAGTCTTAAATATTATGTTATTATGTTATTATTATGAGTACTTCTTATGAATCTGACTTGTGCAGAATCTGCAAAAACAAAGCATTCAATGAATGCAACTGCTCTGAAAATCCTCAATATTTCCAACTATTGAAGATTTTAGACGAACTTGACAAGAACTTATCAAAACTAGATAAGCTCTGATCCTTTTTTTATTTGGGTGCTTTGGAAGCTTTATATACCCTTATTTGATGGCTGGTTCTAGCAACTCTTATATATCATATCATGTTAGTTAAATCATGGAACACACATACATAATAAGGACAAATTGGGACTGCCCAAAATGTGACCATGAAGACTACGAAATACATAGTTTTGAAACATCCTTAGACCCACTTTCAAAACAAATAGCCGAACACATGAAAGAGGCACACAACATCACAAACGAAGAAACACTCCAAGACCTTTTCGCAGAAATTTGGTCTAGGCATGCAGAAAACACCCAATTAACTGGCAGAATAGAACCAATCTATTAATCTATTTTTTTGAATCTGTTTAGAACCTTAATATACCCTTTGTTGCAGACTTAGTGAATTTCAGCAAATTTTTTGCTTGGTCAAGCTTTAAACCTTTATTAACCCTTTAATTAAGGGTATTTAAAGGTTCAGAACACTTTTTTAAAAAAATATCAAAAATTTACAATTAGTCCGTTCTATTATTACATTCATCACCACCACAAAACATACTATGATCGTATGCTAAATTGCATGGGGCTTCAATGTCGTCAGTGTCCGATCCAAAACACGCTAAGTCCAAACAGTTGTCGATCGCTGTCTGACATATTGAACATAGGTGTGGATAGTCTTTACCAGTTAGAAATTCCATACTTATTACATGACAAACTGATATAAAAGAGTTACTAGAACTAATGGTTCTAGGTGGCTTTATATATGATGGTGATTTAGTATATATATGTCTCGTGCAATTACCGAAAGCATTTGTAATGCTTTTGAGAATAGACGAAATATGACAATGTCCAATAGTCATACAGACGGTAACGTCTTATACTTACACGGCAACGCCATAGCAAGATTTAGCGAAGAGGGCGATCTTGAGATTTCGAATGCTGGCTGGACATCTAACACCACAAAAGAACGTTTAAACGGTCTTAGGGGTGTTAGCATTCATCAAAGGAACTTTCAATGGTTCTTAAATGATGTCCCTTGGAATGGTGACTGGACTAAAATCTAGTCACTTTTTTTATTAGAACAGTTTAAAACCTTTATATACCGTTAATTAAGGGTATTTAAAGGTTCACGGCATGTTTTTAAAAAAATATTGAAAAATGATGGATCAGTCGTCGTCTTCTTCGTCGTCTTCTTCGTCGTCTTGATCCTTTATGGCTTGGTCAATTTGGCACTCAACGTCCTCGATCACATCATCAACATCTTCGATGTCAACCCCAAATACATTTGGTAGATGGTTTTCTAGAAGATCACGGATCATAACTTTTAGTGATCCAAGCTCCTCTTCGCTTAATCCACTAAGTTTTCCGTTGTGATATTCTTCAAGGTGTTTGAATGCCTCGTCTACTGATCCTTCGCTGTTCTGAAACATACAGTAACTCATGTTGTATCCCATGAATATGCTATGGTAAGATGATATATAAGAGTTACTAGAACTAATGGTTCTATCAACACATATATACTACGGTATAGTAATACTATCATGGTTTGTGTAGCATATTGTAACGCCTGTGGGTGTGAAACTCGCAGGGATAATGACGGCGATTCTTGCCCATACCATCAGCAAGTGTTGAGTGATGGCACTTTGCTATGGGATGAATTTGACCAAAATGGGGAGTAATCCTCTATTTTTTTGTTGT